AACTCTGTACTAAATTCAGGATACTGAGAGTTAGCAATAATCCTAGCACGTTTCCCCTTAACCGGAACGGTAGGATCAGGTCCACCTGTGTTAAATCTTCTCCTTAATGGCATCCGCAGTTCTTATGTTTATTCCAAGAAGATATATTACCACCTAATTGCTTATTGATATTATCATATAGTTCTGCACCTATATCTTCTCTAACTTGTTCTTGTGTCTGTTTAAGAACTTGTTCTTTCTTACGAAGTATCTCTAAGCTGGTCTTACGTTCATTGTTGATTGGTTTCTTCTCAATTTTTCCTATTTGCTTGGCGATAAATTTATGAGGTTTTGCAAAACCCAGTAAATCAGAAAATACGTAATCTCCTGATATAGTTTCTTTATCTTCTACTTCAACATTACCCCCTATTTGAACTCCTCCTTCAGCATGTGTTTGTCCGTCAACTTCTACTGTATCAGAATTTAACGCTTTTAGCTTTCCTCCTAATGCGTAAAGTTGACCATCCTGATTTCCTGTAAAATCGTATCCAATTGCTCTTGCTCTTCCCATTCTACCAAGTACATCATTACGATGAACAATAGCCCTATTTTTAGCCTCAAGAGCTTCTTTTTCTTGTCTATTTCCCCCAATAAGTCCACTTATTCCCCCTACAACGCCACCTACAACAGTACCTATTCCTGGCATAATTGCTGTACCCGCGGCAGCTCCTGATGTTATACCCTTAAAGGTACTTTTCTCAGCAAGATTTTCATCATATCCATATTGATCAGGAGGACTAAAACTATCCCATACAGAAGTACCTAGTTCTCCTAGCATACCTATAGCTTCTCCACCAGTTTGATAGGTTCGTCTTCCCCTTCTATATCTTGATGATATTAGCATGATGATCGTTTTATGTTAGGTATGAGACTTCTCAAAGATACGAGTTTATCCTCACTATTTGAATATTCCAAGCGAACTATAAAATATTTACCTCGTATCTCCTCTTTTTCAAACCAAGCTAAAGTATTGTCAAAATTGTTACTGATCGGACGGTAATCAGTAGAAAGCCCCCCAACAAAAGGGGAGTTGATATCCCTGACTGTACTAAGTATCTCATTAAATCTCCAAGTTCTGTCAGCGGATTTTGTGTTCTTGTTTTCATAGTCTATTAGATCAGTAAGTTGATTAATGCTTATTTTACCAGTACAAAAGTGATCATTCCAGATAGTTACATGTGTTATGGTTTCCTTCTCCATAACAGCACCGTTCTTTTCTACCCGTGTGATCCATTCTATAGCTGAAAGTATCTTTTCTACTTCAGGTTCTTCATTTATAATCAGGTCAACAAAACTAGGATAAATAGTTCCGTAGAATTGTCCATATCTACCTGTGTTATGTCTGTAAAAGGTATGGTTCTTAAAACTATATAGGTTTTCTCTTGTATGAATCATTCCTTCTGGAATATAATCATTAAAACCTTTCCATTCTTCTTTAATTAAATCAAATGAAGCAGTAAGATTTACGGAATCTGCTTTTAGAGAAAGTAGAATTCGTTTGTAACGTTTATCAAAACCTAGTGTTATACTTGATGCACTTGATTTATATGGATTATCTCCTATGGTATTTTCAGTAAGTAGTTCTTGAAATACATTAGTTAGTCCCTTACCTATATTGACATAACTATTTCCTTCTTTATATAAAAGAATTTCTCCTGCACTCTTATCTACAAAGGCATATCCAGCTTCACAAAGTAGACAACCAAACTTATGTTGTGTTCCACCATAGCCGTAATCAGTAGGTATAAGTTCTTGTGGTTCTATGGCAAATAGATCACCGCTACCTAAACTTATTTTAGTTATATCGGTTTGAAGTACTGCTTTATCTCTTGTTATAAATAGTGCTCTCTCATGATGAATAAGTAATTTATCACTACCCCATGCAACAAGGTTAGTCACTCCTCCTTTATTACGTACCGTATAGAATACATCATTCGGTCTGAATTGTCTCCACCCATCTTCAAAGTCAGTTGAGCGGGATGCTATTAGTGATCTAGCAATTGCATATGGTAGTTCTGATTCATATATCTTAGTATGATCATATACACCATTTTGTTCTAAATCATTTATAGCATTGAAACTCTTAGATAGTTGTATTTCATTAACTGGTGCATTAAGTTGATTCAACTTAGTAAACCAGTAATTAGATTTATTTGTCTGTTGACCAAATACACCAGCAGGATAAAAATAGGTATTATAGTTCTCTTGTGTGATATACCTTTGATTTAAATTAAGTCTGCTTTCACATAAGAAAACTTTAACACATCTTATACCATCATCTTCAGTTGCATTGAATGCTATATGATCTGCTAGAGGTGCAGATGCCATTGTTACGAATGAATGGGTACAAATAAATGCATCACCTTCTCCCCATAAAATACCGGTAAAAGAATCCGGATCAAGTTTCTGGGTTATTGGTACAACTATTTGATCAGCATAACTAGTAAAGAAGTTTGTTCTTGGTACCTTAATAGCAACTAATGCAGTCTCTTCAAATAAACCCGGACTTGCTGTTTCTATACCTTGTTGTACTTTAAATGCATTAGTACTTCCTCCCGTACCGGATACATCAAGAAGTAAGTTAACTCCCGGAGGAAGTTTTGCGTGAATACATTCCTCACTGAGTAGGTTATTTACAGTACCATCGGGAACAGATACTATACTATTAGCAGGTATATATTTAGGATTCTGTAAGGGGATATATTTAAACAACGATGAGTATGTTCCTAATTCATCGGCTGCAATGAAGTTACTTACGTATGTAAATATGTCAATTTCAGCAGATGCTCCATCAACTATCTCGGTTCCTCCTCTAAGTATGTATCCTCTAGGTTTAACTGAGTCTGATGTAAAGAAAGAAACATTAAGATCAGTTATCTTAAGCTTAAGTTGATTAGCCAGATACATGTTCTCCACTGATGGTTTTAGTTTCATTACATCAGGAGAATGTAATCTAACAAAACTATTACTTGCATTTAAATCAGCAGAATTAGCGGTAGTATAAACACGCCAATTACCACCAGCAGAACCTATAATAGTTGGATCAAATAGATTAGTATCAATTGCAACACCTGCTGATATTTCAGGATGCGCACCTAGTTGAGCAATATCATAACCAAGTACTGATGTATTGCTAATATCTCTCTTTGCGTATCCTATCCTTATGGACTTGATCTGAGATAATAGTGTTGTATCAAGATCAGTTAAGTTAAAACTATACTTGATTCCCAACATATCCCACATATCTACCATAAAACTATTAGCGGTAGAACCCCCATATACATTATCCCGTAACCATTCTAAACTCGGGAATCGATGATGTCTAACTCGCTGACCAGCAAAGTCTGGGAAATTACTAGGATAAAGTTCATCCTCATTTTCCCATACACCAAAGTTACCATACGCATAGGTTTCTCCTACAATATCATTAAGGGAGCCTATAATACCTCCAAGTTCTGCGGTTGATTGTAGTTGAAATACTTTAGGTGTGTTACCGTTAAATTTGATATCGTTATTAATACTACTATTTGCTCTATGACTAGCTGTAAGTGCTCTACCGGGAATATGAAACCATTCTGTATGTGTATTATCAGTTAACTCAAACTGCGCATACATTGCATACACTTCATCATGGAAGAAAGTCTTTTGGTTATTGCCTGATTTTCTTACAGGTTGATTTGCTCCCTGATCAACTACTGCATCGTATTTAGGACTACTAGTCCACTCAAGTCTAATTCGATTGGCGATATTCTGAAAGTCAATAACTTCAGGTGTAGAGTAATCAGCAGCAAAAAGTTGATCTCCCAACGTTTCAAAGTGTCTGACTCTTTGAAATACTTGATTGAAGGTAAGTACTTCTTCTATGGTAAGAGTACTTGCAAGTTCAGTTCCAGTAATTGTAAATGTAGTAGTGCTACCAGTAATTTCTACAGTCTTGTATGATGCTACCGTAACTACATCTTCAATCTTAGTAATAAGTATAGCCCTTAATTTTTTGAAACTAGTATCAGCGTTAGATATAGTAAATTTAATACCCTTATTACTTACTACACCAGCAGCCGATCCTTGTGTAGTTCCGAAATTACCAAGATCGTTATGATTAGTTATATAGATTGGTTTCGATAAATCAGAATAGTTACTTACATTCTTATTTATATCTTCATATTGGATAGACAAGAAGTGAACACCTGTCTTCATTGATCCACCTCCCTCTATCACCTCAAAACTAATTGAAGGATCAGAGGCAACAAGAGAAAGATTATAGAGCCCTAAATTATCAGCAGATGTAGCTGTATCAAGATTTATATACTTAGGAGTGGTATTATTGTCTGAGAATACAACTATTAGTTGTCCCTTTGAATTTAGTTTAGCCTCTCCTGTAATAGGAAAATCAGAACTAAAGTTGAAATCGCTTCTTGCAAGTTTAAGGGTAAAGCTTCCTGTGTTCTCATCGTAAACTCCTATTCTACCTTCTTTAGTATACGGTGGTGTAAGACTAGCAGGTCCATTATAGAATATGATTACTTTACTACCATGAGCTATAAGTCCTACTATATCAGTAACACTAGATGTAATAAAAGCACTAATGATTTCATGTCCTTTCTCATTAATGATTTCGTCTAATTTTCTATTAATGATAATGTTCTTACTATAGAAGGCATATCCTTTTGGAGTTCCTTCTTTACTGAACATCTGACTTATACCTTTAATCATTTGTTAATGAACTTAGGTTGTTCTCCTCCTATAAAGAATCTCTCATAATATCCATGTGGAGGAATAAGATTACAGGTTAAGTTTTTAATTGCCTCCTTCTTATCTGTAGACCAGTATTTAAGTACTCCTTTACCTTCTTTTGCATAAGCTTTAAATTTAGCTTCGCAGTAATCCCAATCCATTTTAGGATCATTATGTCTATAACCAGCAAGTGCTAAGTGTCCCATAATCCACCAGAACAATGCAAACCTAATGTTCTCTTCATCTGGTACTAGTGGATAACCATTCTTATCTACAGGCATCTTCCTATAGAATATCTGAATACAACCCTCTCTAAAGCTTAGTTGAAAATGATTAGGATACGGTATGTAGTAATGATTCTCACACAACCTAACTGTGTTCAGTTTAAGATCATCACCTCTAAGAAGAAGATAGTTCTGCTCATTATCGGTCCATCCATCAGAAGTTGTATCACTTGTGAAGTAACTTTGATAATCTCCTGTTAATTTACTAAAAGGTGATACCCTAGTATCTATTACTCCTGTACCTATACGAAGTCTTTCACCATTATAAAATACTCCATCTATGTTAACAAGACCACAAGGAAGTTTAGTTATATTATCATGAACTTCTAATACCTTATTATCTGGTTGTAACATGTTACGTACCCGCATCATATTTAAACCAGACTTCAACCATTCCAACATATCATCTGCAAAAGTAGCATCTGTCATTCGTGTGATCGACAAAACATCTGCTATGATTTCCTCAGAGGAACAATAATTATATACCATTTTCTTTTAGGTTGAGTTTCTTAGGTAACTCCGAAGTAGGTACTAACTTTTTACTAGGTAAATATGGATAGAGGGCTTTAAGTTCAGGTCTACGTCTAACACCACCAGATACTTTAGCTTTGAATCCTTTTCCCGGCTGACCACCTGCGGTTTTAAACTTATAGAGGTGTATGTTCCTTAGTTGTCCATTACCTTTATGCCACATGACCATAATAAAATCATCATCTGTATAAGGTACTTGCCAATTGTCCTTTGTTAAAAGCCCAGCTTCTTTTAATTCCTTTCTACGTTTAAAGCTTTTCTGTCTATCAAGTTTTCTACTATTAGCAGGACGTTCAATACGTGCTACAAACATATCACCAAGTTGAGCACCTACTTTCCAAGCATACCCTTCTACTATCTTATCCCCTGCTAGTTGATTATAGGTAGAAAGTATTTCTTTGAATTGTTTGTAAGTGATATATACTTCATTAGTGTTAACATCAAATACGATACCATTAGTAACGTAGCTAAATTTTTTAGCTCTAAGATTCTTATTATCTTTAAGTAATCCCTTCACATAGTCTTGGTACATATCCTCTGCGGATACCGTATCTAATGCAGTTGATATTTTTTCAGACATTCTTATCTTCCTTTATAAGTATCTTTTCATTAGGTATGATAAGTCTAAGATGTTTAGTTATTATTTCATCATAGACTAGCTTAAGCAATTGCTCATCAATCGGAAATTCACTTTCATCTGAATAACAGGGTTTACCACCACATTTGAATTTAGCTACGGCACGAGGATCAGAAAAGACTCCCTCTACCCCTATTTCATCAATATCCTTGTTGAAGATATAAATATACTCATTTATATAAGTATGGCGGGGAAATTGACCTGTAAGTTTTTTAAGTTGTCTTTTAGGTTCTGTACCAAAAGTAGTCCAACCAAAACCATGACTACCATCTGGGGCACCTACGTATGAGAAGGGATTTGTTGTGTACCTAAGTGGAGAAGGTACTTTTTCTATACTTCTAAAAACTTTATCACACTTAGCAATATCAGCATTACATTCATCTGATTTATCTACTGCTTGAAGTGGTACGTTGAAACGTTGAAGATAGTACTTATCTAAGGAGGGAGTTTTACCAAGAGTATCAGCTTTGAATCTTGCACTAATAACAACAACAAGATCCTTCATTTCCCTAATAAAGGGAATGTCGGTTTTCTTACCTGCTCTTTCCGCGAGATAACTTGCTGCTTGTTGTAGTGTCGCCATGTACTTTAATTTAACAGAAATAAGGTAGCCGCCGTCTGCGACCACCTTAATTCTCGGCTGTACTTTGACGCTTACAGACCAAACAAGGTATCTAAAGTGGAATCTACGTTACCCGAAGATTTAGCCACTGCTACGGTAATTTGCTTTCTTTCGTAATGTACTGCTTCTGGTGCAATACCCTTCTCACCAGAGAGTGCTTGGAAAGTGATGATATCATAAGTCTCGCCGTCAACTGCAAAGAGGTCTTGAGTTCCAAACTTCTCTTTGAATGCAGCGTTCTGAGTAGTTTCACCTGCGAAGGTATTACCTTCTTTTTCAAGTGCTGCTACTTGATCATATGTACCATTACCCCTTACAAATGCTGTAACTGCATTATCAATATCAGCATTGATAAGTTCTTCCTGTACTGCAAGACGGAAGTGAGTATCTGTATCTATGGCAGTAAGTCTCAAACCAATTTGTACAATTGAAGTTACTTTCTTCACCCTTGTACCTTCAGCTTCAGCTTCAGTAAAGGTTTGAGTAACACCTTGGTAAGGACGATTGAGTGTAAAGCCAACACCAGCAGAGATTGCTGTTACTTTATAGATATCTCCAACTGAATCAGTAGGAGCTGCGGCAGCATCAAAAGAGATATAATCTCCAACAGCAACATCAATAGTAGGAGTAGTACCACCTAGCGTAACTGCTGTAGAACCATTAGTTACAGTAACTGTAGGAGTAGTACCTGTCATAGCGTAGTTACCATAGGTAGCATCTGCTTTAACAATAGCATTTACAAGTCTCCTATTGAGTTTATGCTCAATAGCATTGTCGTCATTGACCTTCTTTGCAAGTCTCTGAATAACGTCCATCGTAGCATCAGTTGACTTTGCAGTTTCTTCATACAACCACTGAGGATATGGATCATAACCTTCGGTAGTTTCAATAACTTTGAAACTGAAAATCTGCCCTGCTGCAATAGTAGCATTGTTAAGTGCTCCACCACTACCAGTCCATCCAATAGCTGCTACTTGTTTAACAGGTGCCACATAAGCTTTCTTCCTTGCTACTGTTTCACTCTTAAGGTACGTATTACTACGTTTAATACCTTCAGTAGTTTTGATCACAAAAAAGAACTCTTCAGTTGCACCAATTAGGTCCGTGTGAAGGGCGCCATTACCATCATATACTCCTACCTCTCCAAGTGGAGCATTAGCGATAAAGTCAGCGAGTGTAGTATCAGTAGTAATATTGATTGCCTTTGCAACAATAACTTGCTGATTAACACCTTGGGTTTTACGAGCGAATTTCTTCCGTGTTGCCATGTTTCTTTAAGTTTTTTCTAAGCGGTTAATATTTTCTTGAACCTTTAGAGGGTAGTTAGGAGCTTCTATATTACCAAGTATCATTTCAGCAGCTATAGAACAAACTTCCTCATGTACGCTCTCATCCAGTTCACAACTATGATTCAAATATAAGCTTATTCTACGAGGGGATCGAATGTAATCCATAATTATCTCAGAAACTATGAATCTTTCACTACTATGAACATAAATCTTTCCGTCTGCCAATTGGCTCACAGGACTGTCTGGTAAAGACTGATCGTAATAGTTATGTTGGACAGCATCATAGAGGAAGTCCCCCTTGTAGCCCCTATTTATAGGTGTAGAAGTCTCGCTAGGATCGATAGTCTTATACTTACGGACGGAACTAAGGGCAACACTTGATTTAGTTAATTCCGTACCATCTACTCTGATTGTAATAGTAGGACTTGTACCCACCTCTGGAACAAATATGAAACAATCAGGTCTGAAACAAGTATCAAACTTTTCCCAATATAGATTATATCCTCTTCTTCGTACTTCACTGATTATGTAATCGATGAGTTCAAACTTCTCCTTTACATTAGGAACTCCATTAGTACTGATTGTTTCAGTTGAACTACCTATGGTAATTATGATATCCTTATAATAGTTAGGTGTTGCTACTGCGGCTTCTGTGAATTTGATTGCTGTAACCGTTCTCGGATAACTAGTAGGATCTTCCGCATTTGCAAATGAGTCTTTACAATCTTCAAGTATTCTACTTCGGTCATTTATTAAATATCTAAAGTCGTTTGGTAAATACGCATATACTCTATTATCGGAATCGATAATAGTACGTAGCGTTTGGTTGGGTTTAATAAGACGTTGAATATCACTATTAGCTTTCTGATCTATCAAAAACTTGTTAGGGTTATTTGGATCAGGCTTTATCCAACTCTTAATGAGTCGATTCTGCGCTGTATTCAATCTCCATATAATAGCTTGTTCAGCAGTAGAATCCCTCTTAAAGGAATTCTTCCGCTGAACTTGCTGTAGAACCTCAATGATAAGTTCTCTTACGGTCATACTTGTATATTCTGTCTATCTTTGATTGCTCTAAACTCCTCTTTCAGAAGTGCAAGCAATGGAGCCTTAGCAGGATCTTCAAAGAGATTCTTTACTGCATCATTCTCATTTATTCCTAGTGGTTCACTAGAACTAGTAACAAGGATGCTAGTACCTGCTCTCTTAAGAAGATTTACACTAATGAGTTCATTAAGTATGTACTTCTGTTGAAGGAATTTATCTTCTGCTACTCTAAGAAACTTCTCTGCCTTATTCATGGCAAGCTGTCTCACATATAAGACACGTTCCTCATCCGTAAGCTTCTCAACAATAACGGGCTGACCAGCAGATTTCCTTGGTAATTCCATCTGAAGAAGAGTTAGAATCATCTTAATCTTCTTAGGCTCATTCCGTATCTGTTGATACATTTGAAGTGCCTTATCAGCGTAATCTACTGTGTTGATCTGATTAACGAGTACTTTCTCAGGATCTTCTATGTAGTAATCTACTGTTTGATTACCTTTAGCTAATTCAGGACTTGGGGCACAATGAGGATGCTTTAGAGCATGACGGTAACGAACATAGTCCTCAATGTTAATCGGTAGATTATAAACTCTAATTGGCTTACCTTCTTTATCCTTTTCCTCCTTTTCAATGTAATCCGTAACAGGCTTATCATTATCTAACTCAAGACCAATCTCTAATTCAGTACCTCTTTCATGAGGAACGGGTGTGTTGATCTCAATATAGAATGCTGCAACCTTCTTACGGAACTCCATATCATCTGGGCGGATATCCAATATCTGAGGTAAAAGTAACTTGACTTCCTCATCGCTTAATCCGGTACCTTGACGACTTGAGTTCTTGCTGGCATAGTATGATCCTATACCCCTCTTTGAGTATGATAAATACTCTTGGGCTTCCGTACTTCTTAATTGTTCATGTACGAAAGGTCGGTTTCTCTTAATGTATATTTTCTTACTTGGCATATTTATAATAATTGTTTGTTACTCTTTTACGGGCCATGACCACTGACCTTCTCCATCTCCTTCATTAACAGAAGTCTTCCATAGATTCTGACGACCATCAGCAAATACTTGTATATTAACACATGTATCACTATGAGTGGCTGTAATAATAGCAGGTAGAAGACTTGCTTCCCAACCACCAGTATTACCAAGTACAGTACGGTCGTCTTTAGTAGTTCTGTAATGTACTATTCTCCCTATTGTTGGTTTCATGTAATTAATCTTTTAGTTAAAAGAAAGGGAGAGAAACTCTCTCCCTTTGCTTTCTACTTTATACCCAAACCTAACTATTAAAGTCCGGCTACACACTGCATATCGAAACTCTTGGTGCTTCTTAGTTGCTGAACACCGCAGGACTTAAATCTATGATAGCTAGATTTGTCAGTTTCCGTTGAGAGAATCTGAGCTACTTCATTATCTGTAGACTTCAATCCGTTCATGATCTGCAAGCTACGAGGCATAGGAGTCATACCGGGAACAATACCATGCATATAGGTACGTCCTTTCTGGCTAACATGCTGTATGTTAGGCTGTCCATCATAATCGTTATCATCAATAAAGACAAGACGATGTGATTCCAGCGGGAAACCTGTTTCAGGGTGACGAGGAGACTTAAGCGCAATCCTTCCCTTATCAAAGATAGGATTGTGTTTCACCTTAATAACGTATCCATCTACGTGATAGAAGCCATTAAAGAAGCCTCCAAGCATAAGTTCACGACCACTTCCAGTTACGAACTTATCCGCGACACCTGTGAAATCCGTCAAGAGACGAATACCCTGATCTTTCATAGCATTATCAAAATCTCTGATACCACCAAGACCAGTATGGAGAGTAATACTCATTCCACCAGTATCATCTTGTCCAAAGAGAGCATCACCAATCTTATTAACAAGACTTGAGTAGCTGAGTTTAGAGTGTGTACTCTTATTCTGAATTTGCTCAATCAAACCAGAACCCCGAGGGATTACCTTTCCTGTAAGCAGGTCTTTGAGAGGAATGCTACCATCAGCAAGACGGTTGTATCTGCTATACCAGTAAGCATGTTCCTGTTCGTTCAACCACCGCTTCTCAAATTGCCACATGAAGAAGTCCATCCATCCGCTGCTATCACCTTTATCGGTTTTAACATTGATGTTCATGACTTTGTTAGCAGAGTTACCTGCCCATTCCATAGAGGCACGGATAAAACCCATTTGGTTCTTCCATTTACCCGGCATCGCCATCTTAGCGCGGCTTCCTCTTGATTCAGATTCAGCAACTTGCACGTTCAACTCGACCCAAAGAGAACCATTTTGGAGTTCACTAACAGGGCAGTAATCATCCTCTTCGGCGGGATCGAGCTGCACCTTATAACGCCACTGATCACCATCCTGAATAGGATCTTCCATTACGTAAGCCTGAATACCACGAGGAGATTCAATTACGTAAAAGCGTTTGATCCAATTGTCAGCAAACCAGATATAGAAGGGTTGAAAGCCAAGCCCCGGTCTATCAGTTGCAGAATAGGTAGTAGATGTACAGCTAGAGGCTTTATCATCCCTACCCATTACAGGATAAGTGAATTGCACATCGTCAAGTTCCTGTGAAGCAGAACTAGACGCAATGTTACCCATCGTCATCATAGAGATGGGGTAGTTACGATTATAGTCACCAAGGATATATGTCAGCTTCCTCGTCAGTTCTGAAGGTTTCCCCTGCTCCTGATGGTAGAAGTTCAATTCATCCAACATACTCTTGGCATCAAAAATCGTCTCCCGGACTTGATACTCAAAGTTTCTCATTGTTCTATTGTAATTAAGAGTTTACACTTATAAGCTTCCTAGTGGTACACGCTTCGTAGGTGCTCCTGCGCTACCTTTAGGAACTATCTCGGTTTTGACTGCACTCTTAAACTTAAGTGCATTCTTAGTGGCTGCTGCTCGGTCTACAAGACCTTTCAGATCACCCCCTTTAAACTCGAAATAGGCTGTCTTGAGTACTTTACTAAGTTCTTTAGGCTCAATCTTCTTTACCACAAGGAAATTACCATTGTGATAATCCAATTGATCGTATACAAACTTAGCAAACTTCTCACGATCCACTTGAGGAATGACAACACCATCGAAACCTTTTACAATAGCATCATCAACTTGCTTGGAAAACTGATCAATGTCTTGATCTTCCTTACGTTTGCGTTCTGCTATTTGTGTTTCTCTTTGTTGTTCACGTTGCTTTTGTACAGCTTGTAATGCCTCAAGTTCTGTCTTTGCCGTTTCGTATAGCTGTCCATCTTTAAGGGCAGCAACTGCGGCATCAATAATGGCAGGCGAATTACCTTTAGCTGCTAAAGCAGTACGTAAAACACGTTCTTGTTGTGTTGGATCATCCTTCTTAAGTGTTAAACTCAAAAAGTCTTGATTCTCTGGTTTAAAGAAATCTTCTTCTTTACCTCCTTGAGATAAATGAAGCATGTATTGGTATGCTCTTGGATACTTGGTTTTTAATGAACGATCATATTCCTTTGCTGCCTGTTCTTTAATTACTTGCTCTCTACGTGCAATACCTTCGATTGACATAGGATCAATACCTTCGTAGTCAATCTCGTAAGGTACTCCTGTAAACTCATCAACCTTCTGATATACTGTTCTCTCATCCTTTTCTTCTTCAGCATGAGTCTTCAGAAAGTCTTTCTCTTCTTGTGTTCTTTGTTCTTCTGGTTTAGCCAGAATATCATTGAACTTCTTTTCTTCTGCTTTTAGTTGATCAACTTGTTCTTTGGTAAGAGGATTACCTTTATCATCCTTAAGAACAACCTCGTATTTACCTTGAAGTTCTGTAAGTCTTGTTTTTTCTACCTCGGTAAGAGTTGTAGCATCCTTAGTCGTAAGTGTTTGTAATTCTGCTACTTCGGGATTAGGTGTGCCCTGATCACCAGCTCCACCGCTTGCTCCCGCAGCACCGGGGGGTGTACCTCCTGCGGGGGGTGTTGCCCCGGCATCTGTGTTGAAATAAGGTTTCTGTCTAAACATATTCAAAAATAGGTTAAATTAAATTATATACAAATAGTTATAGTTACTTTTCTCCGCTAGTCTTATTTTTAAGCATCGTTCTATTCTTATCTTTAGCAATCTTTTCATTCGATCTTATCTTTTCACGCTCAATTTCTTGCCATCCTTGTTCCAAACGATTTTTCTGAGCTTTGTCAGAAGCTTCATACATGGTCTTTAACCTATCATTAGCTTGCTTTTGTATTTCGGTATAATCAAGTCCTGATTCACCACCTTCAACAGGTTTACCAGCTTCAATTTCAGCCGCAAGTATAGTATTATTATCCTTCCTATCCCAATCTCTTTCTTGCATATTAAGATTAAGACTATGCATAAATACTTCCCATCTACGTTTAGATTCTTCAAGAGCAGCTTGAGCCTCTTGTTCACTCTCTGCCATTTTCCTTGCTATATCTTGATCAACAGCTTCTGCCTTCTTAACAAGTGCCTTAAGTTCTGTTAAACTTTCAGTAAATGTAAGATCAATTAATGTGGAAGTTTTAACATCTTTACGTTGAGCTATAGCATTAATCTGGTTCTTTAACATGTTAAACTTATCCAGATAACTACTCATGTTTTGAACATGAACACCGAATGAGCTATTTACATAATCTTCTCCATCTAGATTAAGCATCTCAAGTCTACCTGCTTCATTACGCCAATAGCCTTTCTTACCATCTACCCAAGCATACTTGGATACATCTTGTAACCCTGTAAGCTCTGTTTCAAGGAATTCTTCAAATCCAGTAAAAATAAGATCAGAAATAACAGATGATCTAAATATGGATTGTTCATTAACTCCTTTACCATCAGAGCCAGTATTCTGTCCCTTACGTTGACGGTTAATACCTATCAATTCATCCCACTCACTCTTTACATACTGTGTAAGCTCTATCAACTCTTTAATATCTTTAAAGAGTGACATATCCATTACCTGATATTGATTAAATCGAGGACTTACTTTATCACCATCGATCTGTGCTATACCCATTGCCTCACTATACCAGAAGAATCCTTCTTCACCACCATCATCCTCATCTGGTATAACATGCTTATCAATCAGCATGATTTTACCTTTAGACTTAGCAATAGTAAGTTCCAAACGATACATAAGTACTATATATAGAATCTGGTAAGGCATACCTAACCACATCACAGATATATTCTCACTCTCTGTATCAGAAAACTTTCTACCATTAATAGGAAGCTTACACGTAGAGAAATTATTCATTTCATTACGTTGTGCTTGTACAGGTTGAATACCTATATATTTATCATCACCGATTCTCCATCCTTCCCACGCTTCATTAACTGTTACCCACTCAACTTCCTCACCAAGTTCTGATTGGGGCTTATAATCCTCGTCAACAATATCGTGTTGTATTTCTCCTGTTATAGGATCAGGATAAGTTAAATATCCTACAGTCTTCTTACTCTTCCAACAAACGTAGAATAAATCAAGCTTATCAACAAAGTTCTTCTTATCTCCCTCTCCACTTACGTTAAAGATATTAAATACCTTACTAGTATAGTTAATACCGGGATTTGCCTCGATTTCTTTTATATCTGCTTTCTTAAGTTTGTCGTAGAATAAATCGACAATATCGGAAGGACTAACTCTAAATCTTACAGATGCATACTCTCCATCTTCAACAGCCGGAGATAACTTACTTCTATCTGTATCTACTGCTTTAGGGCTAAGACGTATATAAAGCATATTACCATGAAGGGGAACTTTCATAGTATATACTTCACCAGCAATTAACCAGTCTTTAAATAACTGTCTCCAAACTTCTCGTACTTTTAATTCAAGTTCAAGTACCTTAAGTGCTCTATATCCTTTAAGTGCTTTAGCATCTTTGTAATTAACATTTAGATCCGACATTAACAAAGTAGGATCTGGAATAGGTTGAGATGGTACATCAGTAGCTTCCTGCCCTGCTCTTTCTCGTTGTTCATTAATTGTATTAACAAATCTTTGAGTTACATTAGACCTATACATCTCTGTCTTATGCATCTCATATGTGTTAATGGCATCATCACCATCTGCATTAACGACATCATAATAGAATGGTCTTTTATTCCATTCTCCTATAAGAAGATCAATATTAGGTCTAAGGATATTATAAGGACGAATCTTGGCGGGAAATCTCTTGTGTTTTTCTAATTGAGCTTTGAACGGATCGGTTACATAATCGAAAACACTTTGAGGTATGTTATTGTTGTAGGCATCATATAGAGTCTGTTTATCTCTAAACTCTGCAACGGAAAAGTTAGGTGATTGTCCGTAGTGGCATTGATCAATGTAGTACTTCATTGTCTTCTTGCCCCACTTATTATCGTCCTTTACCTTCTCTGAATATGGTATGTTCTGTAAAGGTTTACCGGTGTAGGTTTTCTCAACACCTTCCTCCTCTACTAATTGTAATTTTTCCATTCAGGTATAATTATATAATCATTTCTCCGTCAACAACTCTTACTTTTGACCACCCACTACCTCCATCATCCCCATACAGATTCCGGTCAACTAATCTGTTTTTCTTCTTCTTTTTCTTCTGGACTTCTAGGTGACTTTTTTCTTTTAACGTGAATTGCTTAACGATCTGTGCTGAAATCCTATCAGCGTTCTTTAACGGGTTGAATTTAATGATCTCATCTAACAATCCCAAGTCATAGACAAAATGAATGTTTAGAAGCTCATTTCCTGTCTTAGGATCAATGCAAACAGGTTCTTTAAGATAGTCCTGATAATAAGTCAAGCCAAGTCGTTTATCGTCAGTACTCATAGTCATGAATACTGCTCTATTCTTCTCTCCACCCTTAACCTCCTTATTCTTAATCTCTGTAGCTTCAAAATCAAGTAAATGAAGCTTTTTCATTCTTCGACAGTAATCATATAATCCTTTACCACCACCCGCAATCTCTGATTGTATCTTAGCATTGTAATACTCTGCAAGTCGTACTATAGCCTCATGAAAATCTGAAAGCAATCTTGGTCTACCTGCAAACCATGCAGTATCCATTGCATGAGTAGGAGTAAAATTAAACTGTCTCTTAGTTACATAAGCTATACCAAGAGAAGTTACATCTTCTGCTTCATCGTCATAATAAGGGTCAACGTTAATTACATAGAGATTATCAGGTATTTTACCATTCTCATCTCTCTCTGGTTCTTTAACTATGGTAGTACAACCTTCAATATGATGTTCTTTTCTATGAGGATAATAATCAACTGGTTTTGCTACATCTCTGGATTTAGGTATAAATACTAATCCATCAACAGTACGTTCAAAGCTTCCATGCTTTAACATAGCTTGTATATCAGGATCACGCATTACACGTTGTTTCTGATATTTAGCTTCAGCAACAGGGAAGTTATTAACATTAACACGGATCAAAGCTTCCGTAGGTGTCCGAGGAAATTCTGCCATTCTACGATCAAGTGCCTTTGTATCCTTAGCCTTCTTACGTTTCTCACGTTCAGCATCGTCATCAGCGATAGCAGATTCCTTATCTATATTACCATCCTCATCCATAAAGGTAGGATTTGCCATGTAACATGGTATGAATACACCACATTCCGTAGCTTCAAATCCGTCCTCCCAATCATTCTCAAAGGGTAACATGTCATAGGTAGCAGGATCATTGAATATCTCATCAAGACCTTCTATATCTTGTCCTTCTTCTCCACCAGTACCAAATACACTTATCTGTCCAGTAATAGATGAGCCAGCACGTACAGATGGTACTATAATACCCAAGGTTTGCTTTAAGTTTTTAAAACTTCCTGCTTCTTCACAGGTAATCTTCATACCATCCTTACCACGAGCTTTATTAGGATCACCTGCTATCGTTACTCCAATGATCTCACTTTCAAATCCCTTTTCAAGTTTATCATTATTATCTATATAACTAGCTTTCTGATGCATGAGCGTATTATGCTTCATGCGGTTCTTTAACCAGAACCCATCAGTGTGCTTATTAAGCCAATCTAAATTAGGTTGAACCTTATTAAGAATACCATCTACAATAAGATAATCCTCCTTATCAGCAAGATAATAGCTCTTAGACTTAGGAAAGAAATTGTAATTGTAAACTCCATCAACGGCTTCTTTAAATGAGAAACCACCACGACGTGTCTTTAAACAGGAAAGGTGACGACCGCCACCTATATATGTTGGGTTCTTCCATAAGTTAAGTGATTCAAGTTGTTCAGGTGTACACCCCCACCATGCAATCTCTTTATACCAGAACCAGTTATAATCTATTTCCCAAAAGGCAGGAAACATTTCCACTTTATACTCTGTCTTTCCCTTACCAATTGTACGTTGTATACGAGAAAAGTTGAGATAGAAGTAATGCCTTCCAGTAATACGCATATCCCCTACCGCATACCCGTATAAGCATCTCCTCTCCTGTTCTTCCCAATACTCCCACCATTCTTTTGTTCCTTTAGGAGCAAGAGTATATCTTCCATGCTTTTCAAAGTGAATAGCTGCCTCTCTAAAATATTGTGTATTTACAAAATGCCCCATCTAACACGGTTTAAATACACCATTAGTTAAGTACCCATGCCATCCACACCCACCAAGTTTAGAATCATGGACTATTGATGGTGTATAACTCATAGTATCTCTATTATATCTATGTTTTCCTGCTGATGCACTTGTTTTACCACAACCCGGACATACTAGAATAAGTTGTTCATAACCTAGATCAGGGTTGAAGATAATTATTGCATCTCCTTTATTTAGTAGTTTTTCATCATCGTCCACTATGGTTAGTTTGTATATCACCTTCCGAACGGATTCAGATTAGCGGGGTTAAATGATTTATTAGGATCTTCCCTATCTCCCTTCATTGCTTTACCTTTAAGATTAGGCAACTCTGCAAGTTCTTTAGTAACTTCCTCCTCAAGTTCATCTATCGATTTAAGTGTCTTAGGAAGTTTACCCGATATATCCATAATAACAGATAGCTTCTCTTCAATCTCTTTAATAGGATCAATTAAAAACTTCTTACCATTAACTTCTTTGACTTTCTCTTCTAGTGAATCCTCATTAGCTTCTATATCATCAAGCTTCTTATTTAAATAAGCAATGATACGATCAACAACTCTGTGACCAGTATGCATTCCCTCTTTTAAAGACTTAATTAAGCGTAAGGCGGGAGTAGTTTGTAGAGCGAGGTAACACTCTATTGCGGCAAGTAATTCAGGGTCTTTATTAATATCGATATCTTCTGCTAGTTCAGCATTCTTTAGTGCATGTTTGAGACGATCTCTTTCTGAATAATTAATAAACTTAGAACGATAGTCACAATAATGATAAATAAAAGTAAACTCTTTCTGCGCCTGTAACTTTTTGCGAGCCTGCGTATCACCTTTGCTGCCTTTGTCTCTTACTAAGAGTGCCTTGAATTCCTTTATTGTGCTTATCCATTCCTTATCAAGTTCGACTAAGAAATCTTCTCCTAATATAAATAACTGCATATATCAATTCTTCATTGAGTTCCCCATCATCTTTTGTACTTGATAGGGATTTACTTTAAGCTTTCCTAAGTAAGGTAGTATAATAGTTTGTAAAGTACCACTCTTTATTGTCTTAGCAGCTAACTTAGCTTGCGCTTCCGCTATTTCTTTTACAAGTTGTTCAGATACTCCAAGCTTTTCTGCTACTTCTACTATAAGATCTTGATTACAAAATCTTTTGCTCTCGTTTAGTTTCTTATAATCAACCTTACTTTTTGTTTTTAAGTCTGTCATTACCTTCTGTTATTACTTTATACTTAAGTTCTCCATCATCTAATACAAAACAATAATCGATGGTACAGGTTCTATCCAGAACTTCATATACTTTCCTTGCTGAATCCATATACTCTAATACTTGAGTAAACTCATCAAACAATTCTACTACTTTTGTTCTGATAGCCATAGTAGCAAATATCGCGGAAAGATTTTAAATAAAAAAGGAGTTGGATCTCTCCAACTCCCTCTCATCATCAAAATTACCTTGGGACAGGTAATATCTTTACTCAAAAAGTGCTAACGGTATTGGTTTTGGTGGTATGCAGTGATCTTTTCCATAAATCCTCTGAATAGAGGGATAAGCTTTTTGGCGCTCTTTTACTATTGATTTGTAGATAATTTTATGTGCCCACTTATCTACAACAAATACAACTACTCTTGATGTTACTTCGGATAGTTCATATCCTACAATGTACCTTCGATCATTTAGTGGCGTCAGGTTGTTCATGAGCTTTTATATTTTGGGTTTTAACTGCGTCAATATGCAAGCAATATGTAGCTCCCCAACCTATAAGATCTTTCATCATAGCTTCATATAAAGCTAATTTCCACTCATGAGCTTTATTAATTTCTCTTATGTGTGTGAACTTAATTCGTTTATTCATCCACACTTTCCAGTTACCATTAAGCGCAAAACTAAGTTCTAAATTTGCCGCTGCTATTAATCTACCTCCCGCACCCTTTTCATTCCACATACGGAGTTTAAAGTCTAAGGTAAAATCTGGATACTTCTTCATGTATTCAGACTTATATGCTCCTAATGCACGTCTAATCTGATCGTCAAGAAAATCAGCTAAATTGATCTTCTTAGTCACTTCATTCCATAGTGCATCAGTAGCATTAGCTTCTGCTACCTTTAACTTCTTACAATCTTCTGTTGCTAATCTAATTGACTCTTCATCTGAGCTACCTTGTATCCGGTACTCTTTCGCTTTCGTATTGATGAAGATTTCATCCTCTTTGGTGGGTACAAATTCTTCTTCTTTTGATTCTACATGCGCATCAAATGCAGCATCTTCTTCTGCTGTTTTCTGATCCATAGGATCAATAGAACTTTCGGTCAATTGTTCTGACATTCAGGTATTGGTTAAGGTATAAATATATACTACAGAAGGGCAAAAATCAACTATACAAGTCAATAGTAGTGTACTATTAGCCTATATATTTACTCTTTTTGATACGCTTCCGCTGGTGTACGTGGGAATTTAGCTACATCTGAGGGCATTTCCTTTCTTTCCTCTATGTAAGGTTTTAGCTCATTTAGATATTTTTCTATGTGAACTTCATTTATATTCTTGATTGATCCATCGCAAAACTCCTTCGCAAACCGATTAACCGCTATCTTCTTAAATATACAAGCAATGTACTTTTGTGTATGCTTTGATTGAAAAGCATAGATAGAAAACTCCTCTTTCGGTTTATACTTCTTAAATATGTCTTGGATAGTCATTAACTACTTGGTTTAGCTTATTTAAACATTCACTACCATTACTAAATTCTACTCTTACTTCGTTCTTGTCAAATAGAAGACCAGCAGGACTATAAGTAAAGAACCCCTTAAAATACTCATCTACTCTCCAACCACCAAATACAACTCTAGTAACTGTTGAATGCTCTTTAAGTAACTTTTCTAAATCCTTCATGTTAACAGCTCTCTGCTCATCAGCTTGATTAGGAGTAGGAAACTTAGCTTTAATATCTTTCCTTAGATTAGGATTACTATACTCGACAGAGTTCATCATGTGACGATCTACTGCTTCTCTTGTTGATTTGTCTTTGGTGATAATATTTGCCATTACTTATATATTTTGTATTCCATTAAAATAGAACTTCTTCGTATTATTTACTTGTATACGTTTACCAACAAGTATACCTTCAATAGCTTCATTGTGATATTTTTGTCTACACTCTTCCACTTTATCAGCATACCAACTAGATTCAAATGGTAATTGTTTCTCATTATTAAAAGTATAACCATCTACACTTATTACAAAGTGTTGTGGTCTAAGATTAAAATCATGATTATCATAATGCTGATCTATAATACTATTCTTACTCATTTGGTTCTCCGTTTTCGTTAGTGGTATATAAACTATGTGGAGGCAATCCATGACTTATCATTCTTAATATAACAGGTCGTCCAGCATTAATTGCTTCTATATCTTCCTTATTAGGTTGCCATACGGTTATAATAATTGGAAAGCCATCTTCTGTTACTCCTTCATACGCTGATATTTCATAACATTGCTCATCTGTCCAACCTTGTGGTTTACCATAAGTCTTATTAGCCTCAGCAAAATGTATTGCTCTCATATTATGATATTTTATATCCTCTACCTACTCTTTTAATACTACCAGTTGCAACAAGAAAGTTATACGTATGTCTCATCTTCCTCCACGTATAAGGTTTATTTGGATTGATTAGTTCGTAGAATGCTTTCACATAGTCTTTACAACCACCATGACCTGTCCACATTACTATAGCTTGGGTAGAAGGAGGTTGCCCAAATAAGGCATCCTCCACCAACTTTTCCAGTTGTTCTTTATTTAAACTCATTTAACTTCCCAGTTTATATTTCTTATTGCAATATAATTCTGATAGCTATTAAATACCCAATACTCATTAAAAGTCTTCCCACATATTTTCTTAAACTGATACCTTACAAACTTAAAATGATCAAGTATAAGATCATCTAATTTAAACATTTCAGCTAGAAACCAATTATTAGTCTTATTCTCTTTATAGGCAATATCAACAAGATCCTCTAATATCCTTAGATTTTCATCCCGTTGTTTCTTCTGTTGCCAAATCTCATCCTCTGTTAATGGTCTTTGCTTCTTTATCTCCTCCCAGATATCCCTATTAGCTTTCTGTGCTCTCTGTTGTGCATAAGCATATCGATTAGCTGTCTGAATGAAATCCTCAAGTCCATTCATAAAAGCAGCCGACGAATCATTGCTTATAGGAAAGGTGATAATGGTGCCTAGTATCTTATTGTACTCATTAGTTACCTCTACAAAGATAGCTTGACTGCCACCTTTATCAGGGTGATGTTTCTTAGCTAGTTCTCTATATCTAACTTTAAGTTCTTCTTGATTCTTAACTCCTACAAAGTGCTTATACATAACTATTGTAATGGTAGATGAAACTTCTTTTCTTCATTTATAAGATGTGCCTTATACTCACACCATGCATTATGATACTCTCTAAACTTACCAATTGCTGTGTAACTTCCATAGGGTAATCTAATAGTACATACACCCTGATTACCTAATTCTCCATATTGTTCTGGGAATGCTTCTTCCTCCACTGCTAATACATGCATCCATAGGATATCTATATTAGTCAATCTACGTTGCTGTAGACCTTGATGACTAGCTATTACTCTAATGGTAATAGGCATCTTATAGTCGATCTTTGGTAAGCTCATTTAGATAGTAATTTAATATTCAGATTATAAAGATCCACTTTATATACTGCTGGGCGATTAAGAACTCCATTACTAATTAGATCCTTAATACCACGTTCCACATTCCATGTGTTAGCTTCCTTCCTACCTATATTAGTAGCTATATAATTAGATACCTCTAACTTATCTAACTTGATAGTGCTAGTATCTCTTCTATGATCAATAATATAGGCAAGTACATTTCTTCCAGACTTAGAAAGGCTGACTAGCAGCTTACTGTCTATCGTTGGTACTTTCATATTTACTACTGTTTCCATTGTTCTCTCCTTCTTCATTTCTTTATTCTCGATTTATACTCAGCAATACACTGCTCACCATCCTCTTTCTTTTTCACTTTCATACTACCTACTCCTTCTACATAGTAAGGATCAGAGATTACTATATATGTATTAGCAGGTAATACAGGGCAATAAACTATCTTGAAATCATTGCCCCCTATTTTTACTATTTGATTATTCATAGCAGTAAGGTACAAAGATGGACAATCTTTGTCAACAATTTTTGTAAATAAATTTTGTGGAAACTTGCTTATGAGAAAGGCTACATATAAATTTGCCCTTTCCTAGAAGCAGATTGAAAAGGGCATAGTATGGGCGTAATGTAGTCTAGGTTGGATAAGACGGATCTTCAGGGTGACTTTCCCTCTCTTACCTACTAGTGCCTGCGGCGCTAATACCGTTCAGATTGATTGCCCCGAGACGGATGCAATCAATAGAAAAATTTGATACGAAGCAATAAAAATCGTGTAAAGATTAATAAGATTACTAGAAAATAGTCTATATTCGTACCCTATGGAGATCATCTATATTTGTGATAACTTCCGACACCTAGTATGTTACCCCTATACACGGGAGAACTTACATAAAATGGCTGACGATTTGGGAATAAACCGTTGTTGGTATAGACGTAAAGGACAAATATACGATCATCCCCATTACGATATACCTAAAGGGATGATAGAGGAGGTAATGAAGAAGTCAATATTAGTAAGTAAACGAGTACTAGCCGATTTTGTACATAGAGGAGAAGTCCCCGGTGCTATTTTATACAGAAAGACCCCGCCATCAGAACTTAACCAAAGAAAATATGAAACCAAAAACTGAATTATTTATGTATTTAGCATTAGTACTAGGATTTAGTGCATTAGTACTAATTGTAAACGGATGGGATGCATGGAGTGATACTAAAATATGGCTAATATGGAGTGGAGGAGTAGCTGTAATAGGAGTTACGGTACATTTTATAACTAAATATAAAGAACTAAAGAGGAAAAGATGAATATGGGAGTGATAAATCGCGTGGTGTTGATTCATCCTAATACAGGAGAATATGTTAGATTAACAGAATCTGATTTAACTATACAAGCTAAGTTTGATGAATTGAGAAGAAATGGATATGAGACAATATCGTTCGATAGAATCCATATAAAAGATGAAAAAGTTGTCAATTCTAATCACCTGAAACCCTATGAAAAGACGATATAGATATCAAATACGATATCGTAATGGCTGTGTTCTATTCTTTAGATTTATACCATACACAGGACAATGGGTATTTGCTCATGTACAGAGAGAAGAGGATATAAAGGATAATAATGTACAGGAAAAATTAGAGCAAATGAAAAATTTTGCCAATCCCATGTGGTTAAAACCCCCTCCATTCCACAACCCCGGCTAAGTTATGGATGGGAAGTACCCGTCATGTAATTTAGAATGTAAATAAAATTCATCATGGAAACTCTCGTAAGTTTTAAAACGAAACACAATGTGACAGAGTTGCAGTTCTACAAAGGGAAAGGACATGCATTTACAACTGTAGCAGGTAAGACAGTTGTTATTGGTAGTACAACAGATCTGAATAAACCACTGTTTGTAATACCTATGACACGTGATGCTGATGGTGTAGAAATACCTGAAGATAAAGCGTATGTTATAGTAAATGCAGCGGTGGAGAAAGACATCGTATTGTAAGAGAGGGAATAATCCTCTCTTACTCTTATCATAATATGAGCAACGAGTATAACTAGTAATATAATCAATGCTGAATATACGAGCGCAAGCGGGATCGGTGGTTCGTACTCTATACTCATTGCTCTCTTTCCCAATACTCTCACAACTAGTCGTATTATATTATCAATCTAAACTCTCTAACTGTGTCAACAACAACTCTTATTCTCATCTGGTTATTGATTGGATCATTAACCTTTGCCATTGCATGTATTCACGATTACGTTGCAAAAACATATGTATGGCTCATCTTATGTACAATCCTTGGTCTTATTAGCCTCGTATTATACATCACCAACGCAATCGATGATCAACACATAAATAATAAAAAGTCTTTTAATTGTGTGATCTTTATTGTATGTGCAATCGGTTTCACTTCATGTAATTCAACACCTAGACATATTCATGCTGATATAGTTAAAGATCAGATTGGTGTTGTATACAGAGAAGTAAATGATAGTGTTGTATATGATGTAAACTATAATGACTATTATGTCTTTAGAAAGACATCACATCAATACGTTCAAATACAATAATATGCCTGAATTATATACTAAGGAATGGTTCATTGAAAAGTTCGAGGCTATTCCTGATCACCTGATAGGTCAACGATCATTACCTAATCATTGTGCATTACATCATGTTGGAATGGGTATTGTAAATGGTGTACAAACAGGTGATTATTGTGATGCAGAAGGTAATTGGTATATGACAGAAGAGACAAAAGCCTTTGTGCGACTATTTGGTGGTAGAGAAGGATGGGAAGGAAATGATTGTAATCTAGTATATTTTGTAAATGATGGTGATGATAATGTATTAGGTACAACGCCTAAAGAACGAATACTTACTAAATTAAGATCATTATGAATCCAACAGGTTATCATTTATCTTATAATCCACCTCAAGAGAAAAATCCAGAGGTGAATACTAATGCGCAGAAGAAGGATCTATTGGTTTGGTATGAATACCCAAATACAATATTCTCGGGTAGTTTGCATTTAACTGTTAAACACAATAGTATTGCATATACCATTGCTGAGTTTGAAGCACGGAATCGAGATATGAGAATAACTGCATATCTCGATAATTACAATTTAGTTGTTGAACTTAATTAACTGATTATGGAGTTTGATAAACTCTCAGTTGGTGATAGAGCAAACATACTATTAGATTATGGTGAACTGTTGATGAATGTTGAATACTATCATTATACTACTCTCCTATTTGATTTCAAGGGAGAGTTTTATGAGTTAGTGTATGATCGAACCATAAGACAGATTATGCTTGTACGTGTTATTGAACGAAGTCATGCTCTACAAAAGTATCTGGATCTTATTGAGATACGGTTGTGGTAAAGATACATAACTCTCATCCAATTGCTATCGAAAGATAATATTGCTGGCATATTTGCTGGGATGGGCTAAGTCAAGGTGCAACCTTGTGAGAGTTATTATGATATTAACTACTAACAAAGAACAATCCTATAGATATATCGGCTGAGGTATGTTTGGGATAAAAAGCTCTCTACTGACCGTTGACCACGTTATAAAAGTGGTCAAATACGGAAGTAGAAGTCTATAGAAGGCTGGTGAAGCTCCAGAAGTTAGTAGTTATATGTTATTTAAGATCAGTAACTAAAAGCTTGAAGATGTAGTAAGCCGAAAGTTGAAACATTGAAAACAGGATAAGCATCGTAGTTCTCAAATATAGAATAAGCCTGTTATTATTAATCCATCGTATAAAGGATGGCGATGCTCTATGTACATCGATGAGGTCCGCGAGGACATAACTATTTCACTATTACTAGAGATGGTGAATGTAAAAGATGTACCTCAATTGTGGATACTAACAATCAGTTACTAATGGACGCATTATAATGGTAGGATAACAGGTGGATTGGGACATGTATAAACAAGATGTTCTATTAGAAGGTTGTTATCATTGTTAGTGGTGAACAAGTCCACATTTTTAATTTAAACTCATGAAAAGACTCATACTCATACTACTTATTGCTACAGGTTGTAGTAAGAAAGCACACATTGATGTTATTGATGGATTACCATTAGTTAATGGAAGAGAAGGTAATAGACAGAATAACTGGGCTATTGAAGATATTATACCTCATAAGTATAATCAATCTATTCACTACTATTATAGTAAAGGTGATTCAATGAGATATATCATAACTCGTAAGAGTAAGGTAAGGAAAGATATTCGCTGGTTAAACCTATAAACCCCATAATAATGATAACAGCAAAGATAAAGAATCGATATGTTCCTGATAAACACCAAGACTGGTGGTCAAAGGCTGCAACTGGTACATATGTTAGAATATTTGATAGTACTAATCAAAATATTAAGATATACTATGGTATGACTGCATTAGATTTTAACGTACATAATAGATATGTGATTAACTTTACATAGTTATGGATGCTAATTCAAATAAATTTGAATATATATTACTTACTATAGTAGGAGTAGTATTTATAACTGCAATGGGAT